GATTACTCGCGTGATCCAGCAGCATTCAATGCGTGGGCAACTAAAAATGGCCTAGGTAAGAATATTGGATTGAAGGGTCTTACTGTCTCAGCAACGTCTTCAACTTCAACTAGAAAGTTATTGTAAGATAACATTATGGCAGTGGGAATTGGTTCTGCTGTCATTCACGAAAATTAATATTAAGGAAAATATATTATGGCATACGTACTCGGTGGTAATAACAATGAAGGAGACGGTTTCACGACTGCTATCTCCAATTTCGCTTTGCGTGCAATGCACGAATCAATGGGTCTAGTTAATTTGACTAACGTGGTAACCCCAACTCAAGGTAACGAATTCTTAATTCCTAACTTTGCTCCTATCACATATCAGGATTACAATCCAGCTTTAACTGGTGGTTCTACTGGTTTCGGTAATGCTAATGAACAGAATCCAGCTCTTGCTCAAGGTTCTATCATCGCTACACCAGCAGTTGCTGCTACAGCGTTTGACGTGTTCTACGCATGGACCACATCGTTCCAATTGGCAGCTACTTTAGGTGCTGAGCTTGGCGAGTCGTTCGCTGAAAAAGTTGACCAGCGTGTTTGCGCAGGTTTCTTGAGCTTTAAAGCAACTCCTGGTAACACTAACTACGCTACTTCTGCTGACGGATTCGTTCGTCCTACACAGTTGGGCGCTATGGAATTGTTGGCTGCTGGACAAACCGGTGGAACTGCTACTGTTGGATTTACTTCTAACTCAGTTCTTGAAACAGTTCGTAATGTCAAGCAAGCGTTCAAAGTAGCTCGTATGCCTGGTAACCCAATGATCGTTCTTGACTCCAATGGTTATGTTGGTGAAGCAGTTGCTGGCGCAGCCGGTGGATCTGGTTCTTCATTGACTCGTTTATTGGCTGAATTGACCGGTGGTGCTGTTTCTCAATCAGGTGGTTCTAATCTTTCCGCTCTTGGTAATGAATTGCTATCAAGCGGTAAGATTGAAAACGTATACGGTTGTACTGTTATGTTCACTACCTTCTTGGCCGGTGCTACTCGTACAGTCGCTGCTGTTCCTTCAGTTGCTGTTATCGTTGGTGCTTACTTCGGTGACGCTGCGATCTTCACTGTTCTTAAAGAAGGTCTACAAATCAAAACTGGTGAGAAGCCAGGTGGTTTACAACAATGGTTAACTGGCTTGGCCTATATGGGTTCTGGCGTTGGTGACTTGCGTCGTGGTGGTGCTATCAATATTGTTCAAGACTAATATGAATACGAGTGAGAGGCAACTCTCACTCATTCAGGAATAACTATGTCAGTCCCATATCAAAGAATCTCAAACGCAACCGTGGATGATATCATCTTCTACGATCCTGCGGCAGAGCGCAGAGCTTCGGCTCTCAATGTTAATTGGGATACATACTTTCACGTTTCAAGTCAAGAATGGTTATACAAACTTGAATTTGGATGGTGGAGAATGTATTGCGACACGGTGTTCGGAGCGACATATTATAAAAACAATCCGCAAGGACAATTGATAAGCGCATTCAATCCTTCGCAGCTAATGAAGAATGACCAGACATTAAAAAGATTAGATGTATTCGGCGCAGTGATGGTTCTATACCAATCACTTGTTACCGATGTATCTAACTTGAACGATGTTGACATGGCGAACTATAAGTTTGCTCAAGAACGATGTGAAACCGAGTGGGCAAAGGCTAGAGAACTCTCTAACTTTTATGACTTGGCTAACAATGCTCCTAATGGTCCAGCTACTAAGCTAGAAGAAAATTGGTTGGCAGACGTTGATTACTTTAACGGTGATCGCCGTTTCTTTTAAGAATATATGACTAAAGCTTTTGTTTATAAATGGACTCAATTATCCACATTAATGTGGTATGTTGGATCGCGGACTAAACAAGGGTGCCATCCACAAGATGGCTATATATGTTCAAGCGAAACAGTGAAACCCATGATCATGACAAATCCAGAAGATTGGACAAGAATAATTATTGCTATAGGGGAACCTAAGGCAATGAGAGCACTTGAAACTGAGATTTTGGAAATGTTTGATGCATTAAATGATATTAGAAGTTATAATCGAACTAACGGTAACGGTATATTTGGAATGACAGGACGCTCGCATACAGCAAAGACTAAATATAAAATAAGCAAAGCAAATCTGATCAGTATGAATAATATTGAAACAAAAGAAAAGCTGCGCCAAGCAAATTTAGGTAAAAAAGCATCCATGGAAACAAAAGAAAAATTGCGAATATCTCACTTAGAGTCTAGTAATAGACCCGAGATCCTAGCTAGGTTAATCGAAGCCGGTAAGAAGCCTCAACTTAAAACTATTTGCCCGCATTGCGAAAAAATAGGTGGAAGTAGAGCAATGACGCGATATCATTTTAATAACTGTAATCAGAAAGTAGTACTCTAATGTCAGCACCTACAATTACACAAGATCAAATCATACAGGCTTTGAAAGTATCATTGCCCAATGCGTATAACATACCTTTGTATGGTGAGTTCCCAAGTGATTCAGATGTAGTTAGATTTGGTATATACACTAGTGAAGTCTTCACTGTGAATCGTATACCCAATCAACTTGGTGTGACAACGGGAGGAAGCGTCTACAATGCGATAGATCAGTTTCAAATTGTTTATATAAGCTTTCAAGACGATAGTAACATTCAATCAGTCAATGGTATCATTAGTAACTTGGTAACCCACGTGGTACCTGGCACTTCAATTCCATTGTTTGACGGGTATTTCGAAAGAGACCACTCAACAGTAATGTACTATGGTGTGAATAGCGAGAAGTTTACCTGGACATTCAATTTAACAAGATTAGAATTTCAATAAGCCACTACAAAGGAGAATATAATGGCAAGAATTACAACAAATACAACTGGTACACAACCAGTCATCGTTATCGGACTAGTTGGTTCGAACTTAGCGAATGCTACAACTTCAATCACAATCCCGTTCATTCAGGATTTGACGATCACTAACTCTACTGGTGTGTATTCGTACACAACTTTCAGTGATGTTGATCAACGTAAATTGAGCACACCTGCTAACAACGAATTAAGCACTAACATCGTTATTGATGATACTACTTTCTTCGGTTCAAACGCAATTGGTACTACAGCAGCAGAATTAGGCTTGATGAGTCTTAGTTCAAACAAAAACCCATTAGACTTCCAAGTCTTTTGGGCTGGTAAAACTACTGGTACTACTGATCGTGTTACTACTGGAACTGGTTTCATTACTAATATTGCCAGCAAGACAAGCCCAACGGCTCCTGTCTGGGTTACTCCACTCAACATCGCTGTTGATGGTGGAATGGTAACTGCTACAAACGGTTAATCACTAGCTGATATAAGAATGGGGCACTCACAAGGTGCCCTGTCCTTTAACAAATTATGAAAGAAAAACAAATGAACAATGTATGGTTAAAGACCGACGAAGAAAAACTCCGCTCACTAATCAGTGACGAGGCACGCAACAAGCCTATCCTTGAAGATATGCTCAACTCAACTAGGCAACTACTTGCCAAACAAACATTTAGATTAGCATTACTCAATCAATTACTTGATGAGCTTATTGCCAGCGAATCTAAAAAGACTCTAAATAGTATACAATCATTTAACAAAAGGAATTAACATGCGTCTCAATCAATTATCAGCAAAGCCCGTTCTAGTACTTGTCACTCTTGACGATGAAGCCACGATCACAGAATTCAGTGAAGCACTTGAATTCCACACTTGGGATCGTCAGCCAATGGATGTGTTTATGAAGCTTGCTAACATGGACCAGAGTAATCCAGGCGCCATTATTGATATCGTCAGGACATTGATTCTTGATGAAGCTGGTAAGCCAATTCTCTCTGATGACAATATGTTGCCAACTAAAGTTTTGATGCGAGCAATTGCCAAGGTATCAGAGCAGTTGGGAAAGTAACAGGCGGCTCCATTGGTGAACATTCAAAGGAAATGTATACGATTCTAACAATTGAAACCATGGCAAAGCGTTATAAGATGCTGCCAAGTGAAGTGTTAGAACGTGGCAACACCTATGATTTGTATATAATGGACGCTGCCATAGCATATCATAACTATCAAACTAATAAGGCATCAGGCAACCAAGAAGCGCCACCTGAACTTACTGACGATGAAATGATAGCAATGATGGCTGATATCAGACAGGGACAAGTATGAAGATAGCGCAAGCAATTGTACAGCGTGAATTGATAAAACTCACGATTGATGATGAGGGCATAGTAATGCAATGGGGTGAGCCTCTTGATTTCTACACTTGGAATAAACAGCCAATTGAAATTATGCTTGCTTTTGCTGCTTCTCATACTGATAATTACATTAATATAGAAAACATTCTTGCTAAGCTTATTCTTAATAAAGATGGTGAGCAAGTATTGACAGCAGGTTATAAGATGCCAAACGATGTTCTATTAGCGGCATATCTTAAATTAGTAGAAGCATTATCCTAGGAATATATGGCAGCAATTTCATTACAGTTTGATACAAAAGCATTACAAGCAAAAATAAAAGCAATCGCTCAAGTTAAAGCGGCTGTAATGCCAGTTGCCTATAAATTCTTCGTTGCTCACACTCCAATTCGCTCGGGAAACGCTCGTTCTAAGACGGCATTAAATAATAATGTAATCAATGCGAACTATCCTTACGCAAGCAACTTAGATGCAGGTAGATCAAAACAAGCGCCACAAGGTATGACTAAACCCACAGAGGATGAAATCAAACGCCTTGCTGCTGCTTATATTAAACAAAATGGAATAAAATAATGGCTGATATTAATGTAACAATGGCACTGGATGATACCCAGTTAACATCAAAACTTGCCGCTGCCACAAAGAATGCTGAATCGTTTGGTACTAAAGCCAAAGCGGCAATGAATAGCGCGTCAGATGGCACTGATAAATTGACTCACGGAGTAGAAAGTCTTAATCATAAATTAGAAGGACTTGCTGGATTAATGGTTGGGGTTGGGCTTACTGAATTTATTAAAAGTTCATTAGAAGCTGCTTCTGCCACTGCTGAAATGGCTCACGCACTTGGTGTATCAACTGCCTCAATGATTGAAATGCAATTAGCAGCATCAGTCTCAGGTAAGAATGCCGATGATCTTGGCAAAATGATGAACAAGATGGAAATTGCTGCGCAGGGAGCAGTAGATGGAAACGGTAATTTAAAACAATCATTCTTAACATTAGGTGTAACAACCAATGACTTTCGTTCAAAGAGTCCGGATGAAATATTTAGACAAATAGGTAAAGCATTACAAGCTATTGAAGATCCTGCTAAGCGTGCTTCATTATCAATGGACATTTTCAGCAAAGCCGGGCGTGGTATGGACTGGAAAGATTATAATGATAAGCTTGACCAAGTAGCGGGTACACAGGATAAAGCAGCAGTGGCAGCAGAAGCAGCCAAGAAAATGATGGACGAGATGGCCATCAAAGCACAAGCGGTGCGTTTTGAATTCCTTCAATTAATTCAGCCCATGTTAGATTTCATTGGCGATAATTCAAATGGATTGAATGGTGCTAAGTATGCTGCTCAAGGTTTATTAGTAGTAATGGCTGGCTTTACTGCCGGAGCAATCGTAACTGGTTTGCGTTCATTGATAGGTATAGTAAGTGGAGTAGCGGCCGCATTCGCGGGGCAAGCAGTAGCAGTTGGTGTAGCAGCAGCAGCCACAGTAGGATTGACAGCGGCTGATATGGCATTACTCAGAGTAGAAGCAGCAGCAGCCACAGCAAGAGCCGCGGCATTAACTGTAATTGTTGCTGAAAATACAGCTAAAATTGCGTCATTAGCCACCACAGAGCTT